CAGTAATTGATGAAACTAATCCTGCGCCTCCACTGCCACCAAGATTTGTAGTTGCCGTACCACCTACAGAACCAGCTCCTCCGCCTGCACCAGCGGGATAAGGAAGTGATGTTGAATTAGCGCCCCCTGCATTTCCTTGTCCTGATGTTCCAGAACCAGCAGTTTGTGCGCTTCCAGAATGACCTGCGCCACCACCTGATCCACCTGATGCGCCATTTCCACTTATAAGACCGCCACCCCCACCGCCTGTTGCAGTAATAGACCCAAATACAGAATTAACACCATTACCCGCATTAACCGAATTACTATATCCGCCCGTTCCACCAGCACCAACAGTTACAGTAATGGCTGAACTAAGAGTTATGGCATATCCTGTAGCAGTAAGCAATCCTCCAGCACCACCTCCAGATCCACTACCGCCACCACCACCCCCAGCGACAACAAGGTACTCTACCGTTGTCACAGGATAGTTCAGCCCATTGTATTGAGCAGAGATAACGCCACCGATATGAGTCAAACTCATGGTCAGTCCTTAAGTAATCGCTTCAAATGATGCAACATAAGTTAACGCACTAGCCGTTCCAGAAATAACGCCAACCGATTGAAATTGTGTTACATAGAATGCTGTGGTTTTGTCAGTAATAATCACAGATGCGTTTGGTGGCACACTAATTTGATACGCAATGTAGTATGCCGTACCGCTTGCATAAGTCGGGTTATTCGATATTGCTACCGAGCAATTTGCCGCTGATGATGTAGTGTTAGATACAACAATGTTGTTAATCTTATTTACCGTCCCAGACGCAGGAGTTAACCCCGTCAAAGATACAGAACCACTAGTGCTTGGATCAGCGTAAGTCCATGCAACCGATACTGAGGTAGATGCTGGTAACACATATGCCGTACTACCGTTGATTACTGATACATTAACAATATTAGGATTTGCCATTTAAAACTCCTTAGAATCCAAAGATCATCGCCATAGCGATGGATTTACCAGTATTAACCAACGTACCACTTGTTGGTAAAGTCAGGGCTGTTGTGGCTGTGACGGTGAATGTTGTTGCAAAAGCACCCGAAAAAGTCAGATTACCACCTATTGTGACAGTGCTGGCTCCGACATTTAAAAGTGTTTTATAAGTGTTTACTCCAGTACCAAGGAATAACTTCCCATCAGCGGTGTTTGCGGCTAACTCACCTGAAACAATAGCTGTGGGTAAATTAGTGGTTGTATCGCTATGATATAAAACGATTGGTGTGTAACCTGCTTGTGCCATTAGAATGTTCCTCCATTGATGCCTGCTGTCAAGGCATTATTTGTGTAATTGTAAGTCAAAGATGCGTTTGTGTTAACTGCTACATTGCCTGTAGCTGATGAACTAAAGTGCAAGTAATTTGTAGCTCCTGAACCTGCACTTGACGCTACATTTGTTGCATTTGTTGCGGTTCCTGCGGTCGCCACGTTCAGGTTTGCTACTTGCGTTGTACTAGACACCGTGAAAGGAGCAGTTCCTGTTGCAACAGTTGAGGTTATAACACCTGTCGCTGAAACTGTTGTGAATGCTCCTGTGGAAGCAGTTGTAGCTCCGACAGTACCATTAATATTAATAGATGCTGTTCCAGTTAGGTTTGTGACCGTTCCTGAACTTGGTGTACCCAAAGCACCACCATTAACTACAAACGCCCCTGAAGAGCCTACATTGACCCCTAAAGCAGTAGCTACACCAGTACCTAAGCTAGTAATACCTGTTCCACCATTAGCTACAGGAAGAGTACCTGAAACATCAGCAGTAAGGCTTACAGCACCAAAAGTAGGTGCTCCTGAGGCATTACCATGTAAAACCGTTGTAGATGTCCCTGCACTCGTTGTAGCCAATGCAGTTGTAGACGATGCATAAGTCACGCCATACTGGGTAAAGGCACTAGACTGTCCTGTTCCTCCTGCTGTATTGGGCAAAGTACCTGTGGTCAAAACTGAAGTAGAGGTAGCGTATACAGCACCACCAGAGGTAAATGATGTAAGGTTTGTTCCACCATTTGTCGTAGCTAGAGTACCTGCTACAGTCACAGCACCAGTTGTGGCGGTTGATGGAGTTAGACCAGTAGTACCAAAAGTAATGGAACTAACTCCACTTCCTGAGCCTGAAAATTGTGCCCATGTAATAGCAGTGGTACCCATGGTGCCACCTTGATTGGATGTACAAACCCATCCTGTATCCGCAAGAGTGCTACCAGTTTCTACAAAGACATATGAACTTGGAACTTCTGCCCATACATCCATATCTGTAGCACGAGTCAATACCCATGCAACTGATGCTGAACCTACTGTGGTAACAGTGTAAATACCGTTTTGAGCAGAGGTAGTTTGATTTTTGATTAAAACTCTATCTCCTACTGAATTGGTAATTCCATCAGCAGAAAAAGCTACCAATGTACTTGAATTGGTTAAAGTAGCACCAACTCCTAAAGTGCCATTGCTGTATGTTGCTGTGAAGTTAGCAGTTGAACCATTGACCACAGATGCTTTTGTGTCAAGCCCTTGCGCAATATTATCAACATATTGTTTTGTAGCTAATTGCAAAGCTGAAACTGGGTCTTGAGTGACCGTCACAGTTGTCAACCCACCTAAAGTCAAACTTGTTGCGCCTAAAGCAATACTTGTCGTACCAATTGTCACTGTACTATTAGTCAAGCTTGCATTAGGAATAGCAGTGTTGATGGCGCTTGAAGGAATACTAATTGTTGTGGTGGTTGCTGAAGTCAACTGACCTTGAGCATTAACCGTAAATACTGCTACAGCAGATGCGCTACCATAAGTATTTGCACTCACACCTGTAACATCAATTGAAATGGTGCCTGAAGAGGTGATAGGGCCTCCTGTAAGACCTGTGCCTGTAGCTATGGAGGTAACTCCACTACCTGTAGTAACCGAACCCCATGCATTATTTGCATAGCCTTCAAAAGTTGCAGTTGTGGTGTTGTAACGGAACATTCCGTTAACAGGACTACTAGGTCTTGCAGATGACGCCCCAATTGGAAATGTCAAACTAGCGGTGCCAGGTATTACTGGATTAGATGCAATTCCAATTGTTGGATTACCTGAAGATGCATCTGCATTAGTTACCGATGTTTGATTGGTTACTGAGGAAATTGCTCTTGAAGTAGCGCTACCGCCACTGACAGCAACTAAACCTGTTGAACCTGAAAGGCTCTGTATGCTTGCTAAAAACGATGCAAGACTGATTAAAGGGTTACCTGATACACCGTCTGCATTGGAGACTGATAGACCTGTTCCTGTCGTTATTTGGCGTGGTGTGAGAGTGGTTGAGTCAGTTTTTACTTGAATGCCTGTGCCTGAGCTAATCAAAGATGCTAAAGCACCTGAAACAGCAATTGTGTAGCTACCTTGAGCGCCACCATCGGTAAAAGTCAATCCTGTAGTAACAGCTATTTGGCGACTATTCGCTAGACTTGTTTGTTGACCAACAGTTAGAAACGTTTGCGTTTGTGTTGGTTGAACTGCTATTGCACCTGTAGTAGTTTGTACAGTGACCCCATTTTGAACAATAGGAACAGACTCGTTGCCTGTTAAAGCACTAGCTGTTGGCAATTGCGTAATTGTTACTTGTCCACTCATGTTGTTAACTCTATGGTTATGGGCTAGGTGAAATTATATCTACATTGCCATTCTGTTGGGGTGTTGAATTGCCATTTTGCGTACTAATATAAATTTCCGTGGGATTACCACCAGGAATATTTGTACCAGTAGGCGTAATGACTAAACCACTATCATCGGTGGCAACACTAACATCTGGCCTTGGAAATTGCAATGTAATTCTTTCAGTCTTACGAGCAGGCAAACGATAGGGGTCTTTCTGATCCGCACACCCTTGTTGGCACACCCTTAGGCCTGGGAAGTTCGGATCAGGCATAGCCTCGATAATCGCTCTTTTCATCTTGCAACGGTCGCAAATAAAAATCGCAATCGATGCGTTGCCTTCGGTGTTTAAAAACCTTGGCATGCTTACCTCGTGTAGACGCTGATGTTCGGGGCAAAGTAGATCGGTGATCTATCCCTGTTCTCGTTCTCCATCATGATGAAATACTTCTCAGCCTGACCTTCCAAATATTGGATCCGTGGCAAATCAACCGCAGGTAAGATCAAGCTCATTTGGTGAGCCAGCATAAATTGAATCGCTTGATTAGCATACTGAGGAATCTCTAATTCACCATTTAGGTCGCCCACATCCATGACTTGACGTGAGTACCAAATGGTCATCTGCACAAAAGCATCACTTGGTGCAGGCCACAAAGTGATCTTCTTCTGTGGAATTGTTTGGTTCAACCAATACTGATAAGGTTGATTTGCTGTGAAATTCTTATTGGGTAGATTGGTGTAGTCGTCACGGTTCAAACGAGCCATGGTTACTTCAGTGGAGTTATTTCCAACATAGAACTCAGCCACATTTAATGTTCCACCACCTGTCTCGCGCATGCGATACCCTACTGCGGTTTGACCTGGGTCTATGTCATACCA